AGTAAGACTTAATAAGAAAGCGAACTCCCACTAACAAACTTGTAGATATGGCGCATACGCCAACGGCTATACCAATTATTTCGTTTGCGGTCATTTCGCATTAATTCCATAATCAGCCTCTTTGCCAGACTTTGGATCTAATGCTTTGGCGATAGGTGCAACTAACGCACCAGCCAAGATTGCAAACTCTGGTCTGATGTCAGCCACAATTGCCAAAAGAACAGTAATGCCGGAAGCAGCCACAGCTCTTAGATATGACTTAATTGCAGCCTTGTGTTTGTTTGATAGTTTCATGCGTTGCCTCCTAGTAGTGGGATGTTAAAGAACTCTGAGTTGTTGTCTTGGTCTTTTTTGAAACTAATATGAATATGATGCACATGAGGATTTCCCTTATAGGATCTCCAACGCCATCCAAGCAAGGGGGATGCAATACGGCTTTGATGTATTACATAACTGATGCGACCATTGGATTTCCCGAATGATCGAATTTGATCTGCCAAATATGCCGAAAGCCCTTTGTCGTCAGAAAGCCGAGCGTCAATATCAATTGCTCGCACACATCCTCTTTCATCTGGATTGTGGTCGCTCTTTCGTGTGCTATGTCTAGCATCACCAATCCACCCATCAGATTTACGCAAACGCTCTGGGAAGCAATCATCTATTTGCTCACGCATTTGAACAGCAGATTTAGATAACCAAGGTTTCATTAGGACAAAAGGAGTTTTGCTTCATCCTCAGTAATACCAAGTTTTTCAAGTAATGCTGATTTGGCTTCTTGTATTTGTCCAATTTCAGCCTCTTGAGATATTACATAGGCTTGAAATTGTTTTGTCAAATTTTTTTCAAAAAGAGTTTCATCTCTTTCGATAACTGTTTCTTCTCCAGTTTCAACATTAAATATTTTTTCTGTTTTTTTCATTTTTCTCCTTATGCAGTTGCGTAGACATAGACTGTTCCAGCATCAAAAGTTGCAAAACCATTTGATAATTTGACGCTAACAGATGAGATTGTTGCAGTTTCAGTATAAACGCCTTGTTGAACATAATGAATCTGTCCATTTGAGCCGTTGGCATTTCCACCACCAACTGATTGAAATGCTTTATTACCTGAAGCATTGCAACCTGTTATTGTAATTGCGCCAGAAAGAACTGATCCACCAGTATTAGACATTTTTGCAAAAAATATTGCACCGGGGCTTGAAGCCATATTATTTTCAACACTAAAATTTGACGCCGCATAAGTTGATGCCCATGTTTCGGCTAATCCAACATAAAAATAATCGCCTGTTCCATTAAATTGCACATAGCAACTGTCAGCATTGCTTGTTGAACTTGCTCCAGCAATAATTATCATTAATTGATTTTTACCACTTATACCACTTACAGTTGTTGGATTTGCACTTAATGCAGTTCCACCTGCATTTAATAAACTCCAGTTATCACCTGAAGTTGGAGCAGCAGCCCAAGCAGGCACACCACCAACAACAGATAAAATCTGACCAGTTGTTCCAATTCCAAGTCTTGTGTTCGTGTTTGCTGTGGATGATCGATATTCAATATCGCCAAGAGTTGTAGATGGGTTTAACGCTTTGGTTGTTGTATCAATAGATGAACCAAGCGTGCGAATTGCTGCTGCGCCATCCTTGACCAATGCCGTATCGTCGGGCGTTGTCCAGCCATAGTTTGTAGTAGTTGCCATTTTTCTCCTATTATCAGGCTACGATTGTAGCGTATTCCCATGTCAAAGTATTGCTTAAAGTATTCCAAGCCTCGCCAATTGGCACAGAATTCCATCTCATAGCCACTTGGCTAAAACTGACCGGCGAAAGGTTAATAGTTAGAAATAACTCATTAAATCTTGTGCTCCAACGCCATCCCTCAACATAACCTTCAAATTCTCCATTGCTGATTTGAGTGGGCAGGTCTTGAATGTTCAATGGCATGCCCATAAATACATTTAGAAGATTATCTCGATCTGAATTATCAATCTCTGGATTTGTAATTGGGAAAGTGATGCTATCAAATATTGGTTGCGGAAAGGCTCTAAGGCTAATGTATCGATCGGCAACCTCTTGGGCATCTACGGCTGAATGAATGACCGAGTTGATGCTTTCTGATTTGTAGCCATAAAGGGCAATAGATGATGATGAAGTTGCAGTTTTTTGAGATCCATAATTATTGCCATAATTAATATATATATCATTTCTAATATCTGCTGCTTTTGTAGTTGTTCGTAATCCTGAGCCAATTGCATGATTGGCAGATAGATCAACATAACCATTGGCTATCAAATAAGTTTGACGATGGTCAGCATCCGCATAACCGATATTACCTTCATTATCCTCATAAACATATCCAAATGCACTATTGGCAATTAATGAAGCAATGTTATAAACAGTATCAGGGGAAGCATCTCGATTCTCCATCGTGTAAAGCCCCGGCTGATCGATCTCACCCAATCCTAAATTAAATGCGGTTGCCCAAGTTTCAGTTGCAGAATATCCTGCCCAAGTTGATGCCGCTGGCACATCATTCCAAGCCCCAAGCAATACGCTAGAAAGCAAATCATAAATTTGATTTCCATCTTCATCTTGAGATATTGTGCCGTTATAAACTTCTTTTGCTAATTTAACCAAAGATCCCATTGCAAGAATGGTGTATTGAATAACTGCTGCAACCGAACCTGTTCTACCTACTTCGACAGTTATGTCAGTTATATCTCCACCAAATAGATTTACATAAGTTCCCGCGCTGTTTTTAACTTGTAGGCTTAGACTGTCATTTATATCAAAATTAATTGTCTGTCCAGCCAAAGCCACAATTGTGCATTGCAAATACGATGGATTTGGTTGGGAGTAAATATCATCTCTACCTGCTTGATGAATTATGTCGCTGATTGTTAAATCTGTGTAATCAACACCTGCAACAGTAAGTTTCCAATCCGGTGTCCAAGCAGTCATTATCCGCCCTTGATGCCATTGTTAAACAACTGTGGAACTGATCTAGATGCGCTTTGATTTAATACTTTTGCAACGGCTCTTGCAGCACCTTCACTATCAACGGCTTGGACTGTAATATTATTAACTGTTGGTGCGCCCATTGGATTTCCTGCTCCATAAGTAAATCCTGCACTTGGGACAGATGGAACATTGCCACTAGGAGCAATTTGAGTTAAACCATAGGTTGCTGCGCCAACGGCTAAAGCAGCAGCAGCAGTTCCAACGGATGCTCCACCGGTTGCAAATGCGGTAGCAACTCCAGCAGCAGCGGCGGCATTTCTTAAAGTGTTCATGGCAACAACAATTGTTCCAATGGCTGCAACGAAAGCAGCAATTTTATTGACAACAAAAACAGTTGCAAGGATACCGGCTACAATTAACAATTCTTCTTTAATGCTTATCAAAAAGCCAATTGTTGTTTTTAATTGCTGACCAAATACATAAGCACCATTTGTCGCATCGGTAATTCCAGCAGTAACGCTGTCTTGACCAGTTAATCCTGATGCTAAAGCCTGAACATTGGGAACAACTACTGCCAGCAAATAGTCAGCAAATTGTTTCATAATTGGAAGCAAAGCATTTCCAATTTGTTCTTTAGTTTCTGAAAAAGCAATTTCCAATTGACGCATCTTAAATTCTGCGTTGGTCGCTTCATTGTCAATGAAACCTTTATAAGTTCCTTTAAGCATCTGCATGATTTCCTCATGAGATTTGGTTTTAAAAGTAGTAGCATCTATACCCAAACCAAGTTTGCCAAGTGCAGTATTTTGACCATCAAAACTTTTGCCTAAAGCATTTGTGATTACTTCAAGTGGCTTACCGGTAGCGGTTGCAATTTCTTGAGATAATGACAATAATTCTTGAGCCTTAGCAACATCATTTGTTGATCGAATCAAGCGAGCAAACGCAGGTCTTAAAACATCATCGGTTGTAGCGGTTGCAATTGATTGCTTTGTAATATAAGTATCGATCGATTTGATCTGATCGTCGGTTGCCTTTGTATTGGCACGAATTGTCTGTTCTAAAGATTTGCGAGCCTTCTCATCCTCTGACGCTGCTTTTACCGCTGATACCGCAAATGCTGTGGCTGCTGCCCCAACGGCTGCAAATGCCAATGCTGCTTTTTTGCCAAAGTCAGAAATTTGATCTGCTGATTTGTTGACTACTTTATTGGCATCATCTAAACCTTTTTTTAGTCCATCAATG